CGCAACAGGTTTCTGGCCTGAACAACAAATACCGTTTGGCACGCGCGACTTGCTTACAGTGATTACAGTTATTAACGAGCAGGGAAAGCGGTAACAATGTCGGCAACAACAACCATCCAAGTGGTAGGGGTCAAGGACACTATTAACGCGCTCAAAAAGATTGACCCACAGCTGCAAAAAGACTTTAGAGCACAAGCCAACGACATTGCAGCGCCAGCCATTAAAGCGGCACAAGACATGTACACAGAATTGCCGTTGTCTGGTATGAAATACAATTGGGCGCAACAAGGTCGTACTCGTAAGAATTTTCCGTTTAGCGTTTCTAAGGCCAAGAACGGCGTAAAGTTACGCATTGACACCCGGCGCAACGCGGTAGGCGTAATCCTGATTGAGCAAAAAGACCCTGCGGCAGCGATCTTTGAAACCGCTGGTCGAGCGAACGCAAACAAACTTGGCAACCAATTAGGGTTTGTTGGCGCTGGCCGCACACGTTTTATTGGGCCAGCCGTTTACAGGGCTAGGCGCGGCATAGAAAACGAAATGAAAAAGATGATCTTGGACACCGCGCGCACAGTTCAAAAGGCACTCTAATGCTATCCATTCCAATCATTTCAGAATTTGACGGCAAGGGCATTGACCGCGCTTTACGAGAATTTAAGCAACTAGAAACCGTAGGGCAAAAAGCCCAGTTTGCAATTAAAAAAGCAGCTATCCCTGCAGCTGCCGCAATTACAGGTCTTGCTGTTGTTTTAGGTGACGCTACTCAAGCAGCAATGGAAGATCAAAAAGAACAAGCCAGTCTAAAAAACATTTTGAAAAATACGACTGATGCAACAGACGATCAAGTCGTAGCCATAGAAAAACAGATCGGCAAAATGAGTCGAGCATCTGGTATTGCTGACACAGATTACCGAGTTGCTTTAGAGACTCTTACCATTGCAACCGAAGACAGCGAAAAAGCAATGGACTTAATGAACATTGTCATGGACACTTCGGTGGGTCTGCATATGGACTCGGCTAGTGTCGCAGACGCTCTTGCAAAGGCTTATGACGGCAACTTTAAGGCGCTTAAAGTTTTGTCACCAGAGATAAAAACAATGGTGGATGACGGCGCAGACCTTGACGAAATTATGGGTTATTTAAGTAAAACGTTTGGTGGTTCTGTTGCGGCAAATGCAGAAACCGCTGCAGGCAAAATGGACATCCTAAAAAACTCTATTAGCGAAACTAAAGAGTCAATCGGCGCAGCTCTAATACCAGTTATTGAGGCAGGTCTTCCATATTTGCAAAAGTTTGCAGATTGGGCTGGAGACAACCCAGACAAGTTTGTCATTATGGCTGGCGCTATTGCTGCGGTTGCCGCGTCAATTGTGGCAGTAAACATTGCAATGTCACTAAACCCGTTTGTCATAGCAGCCACAGGAATAGTTGCAATGGCTGTTGGTTTTAACAAATTGGCAGACGCAATGGATCGCATAAACAAAATTGGCGGTTTTGCAGCACGTATTCTTGGCGGTCTTGTGTTCCCAATTGTTGGACAAGTAGCAAACATCCTTGATGGTGCTGGCAACTTTCTTAATCAAAATGACAAGCCAAACCCAAGCAAGCCAATAGTTATTCCCAAGATGGCTAGCGGCGGCATCGTGACACAACCGACATTGGCCATGATTGGCGAGCGCGGTGCAGAAGCCGTAATCCCTTTAACAGGCCGTAACGCCGGCGCAGGTATGGGCAACACCATAAACATCAACGTGAACGGTGGAGACCCCAACCAGATTGTGTTGGCTTTACAACGCTATGTGCGCAGTAACGGCCCTGTGCCAATCAACACTCGGGCAATGTAATGGCAGCGCCGATCACGTGGGCACTGCAATCTGTACCCACCTACGTTGACAAAATAAGCCAAGTCAGATCATTTACACGGTTTCGAGGCAAACAAAACTATCTAGATGATTACTCTGGCACGCAACTTGTTGTAACCATTTCTAACAACAACAATCAAATAGCCGATTGGCCTGTGGGTCAAGCATTTTTACTGTCATATAACGGTGATCGCCAATTCTTTTGGGTTTCGGAAGTCCAATACGATGACGCACCCGGCACAAACACATTAAGCGGCACTAATACCAATTCAACAGCAACTGTGTATCTTGATGACTGGATGACACGCGCAGGCCGTATCCAAGTGACCAATTTTGCGTTAACAGCCGATCTTGCATTTAGACAGATGTATAACCAATTTACGGTGGCATCAGGCGCATTGCCAACAGGCATGGATTGGATAGCCACATTAACCAGTAATGCCACAGCTGCGGCCGACACTTACACGGGAACATTGGCAGCAAGAATTAACACAAATCTAAAAACTGATTTTGTTGGCGGTCAAATGTATTGCACTGACCAATACGCTAATTTGCGTTTAGCCGCAACCGCAGGCACTTCAGTAACTAACGCGGTTACTTTAAAACCAGACAAAGGCGCGGCAACAGGCGATAAGTACGTGCTGTACCAGCAATTTAAACGCATTTCGGCTGGTCAAAACTTTTTAAATACAGTAACCGTTGACCCACCAGTGGTAGCCAATCAGACAGCCACAAACGCAACTAGCGTTACCGCTTACGGTGCACGGTTTAACAGTGTCACCACGGTAAATAACACCGTTTCGGAAGCACAAACCAGAGCGCAATGGTTGGCTAACTCTGCATCTGACCCTAACGATCTGCGTTTTGAGGTTACTTTCACCGATGTAATGCAAGTAAACGCTGGTGTAACCAGTTTGCTTAACAATTACGCAAATGGCTCAATCATCTATTTGGAATACGTTGTGCCGGGCACTGCCACAACAACAACAGAAACGTGCTCGATTGAGGGCATCAGTTATTCTGCTACGCCAAGCCAAACGGTCTTTACTTTGTACTTGTCAAGAATGTCCGTTTACGCAGAATTTATTTTAGATAGCGCTCAATATGGCGTTCTTAATCAAAACAGGCTAGGCGTATCGTTCTAAATGACATTACTAATTTGACTATTGCGTTAGGATAAAAACACTATGGCCGTTAAAACATTTACATCTGGCGAAACCCTGACCGCAGCCGATACCAACACGTACCTAAATAACGGTGGACTGGTATATATAAAATCTCAAACTGTTGGCTCTGGCGTTTCTAGCGTTACTGTTTCATCAGCGTTTAACAGCACTTACGATAACTATCAAATACAGTTAAGTGGTGGCGTGGCTACTGGAGACGCCAACCTGCGACTCACACTTGGCTCAACAACAACTGGCTATTATGCTTCTGGTATCTATGTCGGATACACAGCAGCAACGGTATTCGGCACTAACACAAATAATGGTTCTTTTATTGACATCGGGTATGGCAGTACGAATGCTTTGTCATGTAGAGGCGAAATAGAAAGCCCGTTCCTTGCCAAGCGAACAGTTTTTAGAACAAACCCTGTTAGCACATCTACTACTTATCCAATGGGTGTTTTCGGTGGTTATCTTAATGACGCTACTTCATACACTGCATTTACTATTACAGCAAGTTCGGGAACAATGACTGGTGGCACTGTCACCGTGTATGGATACAGGAAGGCATAAATGATGACACGACCAAACATACAAATAGATGACGAAGTGCGCGAAATGACCGAAGAAGAATATGCTAATTTACTTGCCACTGGCTGGACTTTAGAGTCAACTGATGAAGTGCCATCTATTGGCGTTTAGCGTCATGCTTGCACTTGTTCCGACCGCGTGCGAAACAACACGCCAGAACGCGCCTTTAAAAGTACGCAACAGCGTGCTAACACGATGCGGCACAATTACCCAATGCGAAAGGGTTTCCAATGGCTAAGGAAAAAGCAGAAATAGAACTACTACACGCACGCATGATTGTGTTTGTTGGCTGCACAATTGCAGTCACATTTGCGTTAACAGTTATTGGCTTTGTTTACGGCTTACTGTTTGTTACCCAGCCGTTAGAGCAATCACCAAATGACGCACAATTTATTGACTTGCTCTCGACACTTACCGTGTTTATGACTGGCACACTCTCTGGG